AACAAAAGCCTATTAATAAGATTAAGATCGCTAATCTTTTAGTACGATGTAACATAAAGTTTTCCGAAAGAAAGGGTAACTTTAATTTTAATTGTAGGTTGATGCACTCTTACTTTTCACAGTTTGGTAAACAGCATTTAAGATACATACCTAAAGACATTAAGTCTCTGTCGCCACGTTATCTTAAGATTTTATTAGATTGGTTAGTTCTCGGTGATGGATATAAGAATAATAATAATATTGGGTATTATTCAACGTCTAAAAGATTGGTGGATGATATACAAGAAATTGTGATTAAACTTGGCCTTAGTGCTAATATTACTGAAAAAAAACAATCGGTTTCCATGATAAGAGGGCGTGTAGTTAAGCCAACAAAGATTTTATATGATTTGTTGATTAGAACATCTTGCTTCAAGCGTCTATCTTCCAGTAAGAAAAACTACATAAGTAAAGAAAGTTATATAGGGAAAGTTTATTGCGTGTCCGTTCCCTCTGGAGTTATAAAAGTTAGAAGAAACGGAAAAGAATGTTGGTCAGGGAATTCAATTGTCGGATCTAATCCAAGAGGTTGTATCTTTTCTGAGTATGCGATACAAGATCCAAGGGCGTATCAATTTATTCGGCCAATATTGGCTGCTAATGGTGGGTGGGCACTCTTCGTGTCTACACCTCGTGGTAAAAACCACTTTTGGGAGTTGTATCAAATTGCATCTCGATCGGATTCGTGGTATTGCTCAAAATTAACATTGGATGATACTCGGCATATAGATAGTGCTGAGATAGATAGAGAACGGTCCGATGGGCTTATGAGTGAAGATCTTATCCAGCAAGAGTATTATACGAGTTGGACCATGGGTGTTGAGGGTGCCTACTATGCTAAATATATAGACAGAATGCGACTAAATAATCAGATTGGCAATGTTCCATGGGAAGTAGGGTTTAAAGTTCATACGGCATGGGATATTGGGGTTAGAGATAGCACGACAATACTCTTCTTTCAGACAATAGGTCAGACGGTAAGAATTATTGATTCTTATGAGAAGAACAAAGAAGGCTTGGAGCATTACGTTAATATTATTAAAAGCAAACCGTATACGTATGGTAAGCATATTGCTCCGCATGATATTAGTGTTAAAGAGTTCGGTTCTGGTATGACTCGCATAACAAAGGCACGCAATCTTGGTCTTAACTTTACGCTTTCCAACAATGTATCTATTGTTGATGGTATTGAATCTGTTCGTAGTGCGTTAAGCAAGATATGGATTGACAGTAGTAAGTGTGCTGGATTTTTGAAAGCAATAGAAAACTATAGACAAGAATACGATCATAAGCGTCGTACATACAAGAATAACCCTCTTCATGACTGGTCCTCTCATTTTGCAGATTGCTTGCGTTACCTGTGTGTTTCGCTGCCTAAAACACGTGATGGGCTGTCACCAGAGGAACTAGATAAGAGATATTATGAAGCACTTTATGGTGAGCGATCTAATATGCCATCTATCTTTAGAGATGATTTACCAACATATTAACATAGATTGTAACATATTGCTTGACATTGCTAACTATGCATGCTATAATAATAATAGATAAAGAAGTTAGGCAGTGAATCAAGGATCTAAAATGAAAAAAATAATAGAAACACTAGAAACTCTCTCGAAAAAGAAACTAATAGATGTCACTTATGATGAGCTTATGAATCTGTGTGGCCTGCTTGTAGATTATGATGCAGATTCTATATTTGAGGGTACGCCGCTCCCATTTATAGAAGAGAAATATGTTGCGTTAGTAAATGAATCAGTCAGTGAATGTTATTCAGATGTTTTTAATAGTTAGTTAAGTGAAGAATTGTAGTCATCTCATTCGATATTAAGAATTGGTATGTGCTATTCTTGCTTTATGTAGTGTGCAGTTTTAGACTAATCATAAAGTTATTGAAAAAGGAGAAGTGTGATGCCAATCTTTCCTAAAATGGGGCCTCAATACTATGATGAGAAAGATAAGTCGGTAATTACACGTATGGAATCTTTCTATGCTGATAGTATTACAATGAATCAGTCTTTCTGGGGAGAAGCAGACACGGATACTCGTTTTGAGTCTGGCGATCAGACCATTTGGAACGAGGTTTATGGCAATTTGCCAGCAAGTCGTAAGAAACAATTCAATTTTAATAGAATACGTCGTGTAGTAAATATGGTTGGTGGTTACCAACGTCGTAACCGTAAGTCTACTATTGTTGTTCCTGTTGAGAATGGCGATCAAGAGACGGCTGATCAGTTTAGTAAAATTATGATGTGGGCAAACAATCGTGAGAACATTTTAGAGACTATCTCTGATTCGTTCCACGGTGCTCTTGTTACTGGTATGAATTTGATGCAGGTATGGGTCGATTATAGAAATGATCCCATTTCTGGCAATATTAAAGTTGATAACTGTAGTTATAATAGCTTTCTTATAGATCCTTTTTTTCGTAAGTCAGATCTTTCAGATTGTAATGCGATTTGGAAACGGACCTTTTTGACAAAGAGAGAGTGTCTCTCGCTTTTACCTTCTCATGCTGACGAGATTCTCTCTCTCTCTACTAACGATGCAAGTGATGGTAAGTTTCAATTTATGCCTGAAAGTCATAACTCTGGTATAAAAAATCTTCTTACGTACGATGAATTTTATTATCGAGACTATAGAACTCAACGTATGCTTGTTGACTCTCAAACTGGTGAATCGTTTGAGTGGAGAAGCGATAACGATGATGATCTACGTCTCTTTTTAGGTAGGTACCCACAAATTACTATTATTGATCAAGAGGTTCCAACGGTTAATCTTGCAATTGTTGCGCAAGGTCGTGTTATGTTTAATGGTCCTAATCCAATGGGCATAGATACGTATCCGTTTGTACCAGTTCTTGGTTATTATAATCCACAGATCCCCTACTTTCCATATCGCATTCAAGGTATGGTTCGTGGTCTTCGCGATGCACAATACTTGTATAATAGGCGCAAGGGAATTGAACTCGATATACTTGAAAGTCAGATTAATTCTGGTTGGAAGTATAAAGAGAATGCGCTCGTTAACCCCAAAGATATATTTCTTTCAGGCCAAGGTCGTGGATTAGCGCTCAAAGAAGAAGCAATGATGTCAGATGTTGAAAAAATTCAACCTGCACAAATTCCACCGTCTATGTTGCAGCTATCTGAAATATTGGGTCGTGAGATACAAGAGATATCTGGGGTTAATGAAGAACTTCTTGGGTCAGCCCAAGATGATAAGGCTGGCATTTTGTCTATGCTTCGGCAAGGTGCTGGTCTAACAACGCTTCAGGGTCTTTTTGATCGGTTAGATAACTCTCAAAAATTACTCGGTCGCTTGATGCTTAACATTATTCAAACAAACTTTACCCCAGGGAAGGTGAAGAGAATCATAGAAGAAGATCCGGTCCCTGGGTTTTATAATAAGAACTTTGGTGTTTATGACGCTGCTATCGAAGAAGGCTTTAACACAACAACACAGAGACAAGTTAACTTTGCTCAATTGTTGCAGCTTCGTGAGACTGGAGTCCCTATCCCTGATTCCGAATTGCTTAAGGCTGCAACATTACAGAACAAAACTGAACTTATTGAAGCAATTGAAAAGCAGCAACAAATGGAACAACAGCAACAACAGATGCAGCAAAATATTGCTATGGAACAAGAGAAAGCTAAGCTTGATCTGGCAAATGCACAAGCGCTTGCAGAGCGAGGCCTTGGTGCAGAACGTCTCAGTCGTATTGATGAAAATAAGGCAATGGTTGAAGAGCGACGCGCTGAAGCTGTTAAAGATCAGCAGTCAGCACTTCTTGATAGAGTTAAAGCCTTAAAAGAGTTGCAAGATATTGATATTACACAAATTGAACGACTATTAAATTTAGCTAATATATTAAAAGCACAAGAACAGGCTGAAGTGGAACAAACAAGTTTGGATCAAGCACCTGTTCAAGCGCCTCAGTAGTTAGAGGATATTTTAACCTTGCCTAATATAGGCATTTTCTACAAAGGAGAAACAAATGGCAAAAAACAAACGTTACTACAAATCATCGGGTGAAGAAGGAATGATCAAGAGCAATAAAACAGCTTTTGCTAATATGCCACAGGAAGTAATCTTTAAGCCTTATGGTAATCCTACTTTTGGAACACCAGAAGGAATCGATGATACAATTACTGGCATAGACCTTCAGATCACAGACGATTCTGATGAAATGAAAAAAAATACGTATGGCGGCAAGTACTAAAATGCCTGCAATGCCTCGTAATAATGACAAGGCTCAAAAGATTGCTTATAAGATCATGGGCATACCAATAAATATGCGCAAGGTTAAAAAAGTTAATCGAAAGAAAGTCGATAAACGACTAGATTTTGAAGAGTCTTCTCGTTTGAGATAATACTATCTTACCTCCATCTCTTCCCTCCTGTTCGAGGTGGAGGTACTTTAATAAAGGATATATACGTGAAACGCTTGCTCATTTTTATGCTTATAGTTTCGTCTGTCTATGGTGTAGAAAAACCAAAGAAAATTAAACATCCTAATGTAAATGTCATGGATAATTCAGGAGAAGTTTTTATAGAGCTAACTTCAAGTAATAAGATAAAAGTAGATAATAATCTTCATATTATTGAAGGCCATGATAAAGTATCAAATATGCTTGTTAGACTTATATTTAATAAGAAGAACTTTAATAAATATATGAAACCATGCCAAGTAAAAATTTTATCAAGTAATACCGTAAGATAGTAATAAGATTTTACTTCTCGATAGCTATCTTTATTATTGATACTCTCATCCATCAGCAATAACTACTATCGAGGAGTAAAACATCTTATACATAGGAGCATGTATGGAAGATAAGAAAACGGTCGGTGCTGTCGCGCTCGATTTAATGCAAAAAAAATCCCCTACACGTGATCCAATTGAACTAGAACGTGAGATGCATAAAGACTATGCAAAGAATATTTATGAATGCATAGATCGTGGTATAAAAGAGACGAGTGGAGACTTTTTTGTTGTAGTTGTTACTAAAAAAGAACGTCTCATGAAAAATGTCTTACGTAACTATTTCGCCTTCCGCTCAACATGTCCAACTCCTGAATGGGACCAGACAGTGTACCACTATCATATAGATGGTGATGTTGTAGAATTTTTGTGGGTAATCCCATCAAAAGATACATGTAAATTGTTTATGGATAACGTTCTACAAATAGATAATAAAGAACGTGACCTCTTAAAATTTGTGTTAGATTTTGAAGATGGAACCCTTCTTCGTGAGGCTAAAAGGCTTAATGGAGAATCTGTTCAATCAATTATCTTAGAAAAATAGTAATAATTTATAAGGAGTTTATATGGAAACACAAGAAAACGTAAATCAAGAGATACAAGAACAGGTAGAGCCAGCAGAACAAGTAGAACAGGCTGCTCCAGTACAAGAAACATCTAAAGAAATTAATTTTAAAATGCTTAGAGAAAAAGCAGAGCGCGCAGAGCGAGAGCGTGATGCACTAGCACAACAACTTAAATCTTATGAAGCACAAAAAAATACTAAACAACCAGAAGTTGAAGATGATTATGGTTTTGGTGAAGATGATCTTATTGAGGGTAAGGATCTTAAGAAAGTTACAAAAGAACTTAAAAACTTACAATCTAAACTCAAACAACAAGAAGTACAAAATAACCAAATGGCAGTTGAAACTCGTCTCAAGTCACAATATCCAGACTTTGATGCTATTGTCTCTAAAGAGAATGTTGAAATATTAAAGTACTCTCATCCTGAGATAGCAGCGACGATATCTTCATCTTCTGATCTCTATTCGTCTGCAGTTAGTGCATATAAATTTATTAAGACGCTTGGCATTGGCAATGATGCCTCGTACCAAAAAGATAAAGATCTTGCACAAAGAAATACAGCTAAACCTAAGCCGCTTGCAAGTGTTTCCCCTCAGCAGGGTGATAGCCCATTGTCTCATGCTAATGCGTTTGCTAACGGTCTTACTGAAGATCTTAAGGCTCAATTGCTACGTGAAATGAGTGACTGTCGCAAGTCATTTTAATTAATATATAAGTTATATGTTATACGTGGATATCAATGAGCCACTCGCCGGCAAGTTGGTGCCCACGTGTAATTTTCTATAAAGCTTTACTGCTTATTTGCTATAATAGGTTTGACGTAATAAAGATTCGTCACCTTTTCTTTTACATTTTAGGCGTATTGAGCTTCGCCACCTCTCGACGTATAGTAGACCTCGTCAAGTCTTAAGTAGAACATATGCTAAATATAATGCGTAATATGCGTTAGTTTTAGTGTAATTAGCTTAAGGATAAAATATGGCTATAACGACCACGAGTGTGCTTCCAGCACCGGTGCAACAAAGTTTTAGTTACAAATTACTCTCGGTCCCAACCCCAAATATGATTCACAAGATACCTGCAATGCGTAAGCAAATGCCTCGTAACGGTGGTACAACCATCCGTATGCGTCGCTATAATGCTCTTTCGACAGCAATGGTACCTCTTGGAAATTCAGGTGTGACTCCACCGCCTCAATCATTGACAGCTGTTGATATTGATGCAAAAATGTCATTCTATGGAACATATGTTCAGCTTAATGAGCAAGTTACTTTGCAATCACAAGATCCAGTTTTAAATGAAGCTGCAGCACGTTTAGGTGTTTCACTTAGGCAAACTGAAGATCAATTAACACGTGATATGCTTGCATCAACTGCATCTTTCATTAATGCAACTGGTGGAACAAACGGTGACAACCCAACTAACATTCAACGTTCGGATATTAATACTGTCGTGCGTGCATTACTTAATAATGATGCATACACAATCTTAGATAATATCGAAGGTGAAGATAAGTTTGGTACAGCACCTATTCGTGATGCTTACTTTGCTCTTTGCAGCACAAACTTAACTGGTGAGCTTGATGGTATTTCAGGATTCATTCAGAAGAACCAATATCCTGCACCAATGGACGCATTACGTTCAGAGTGGGGCGCAATTGGTAACCTTCGTTTCCTCGTATCATCGATCGGTTCTGTTACTGCTAACTCTTCCAATCTTGGCGCAGACGTGTATAACGTTTTCTGTGTTGGTATGGAAGCATATGCATGTATAGAACAAGATGGATACAGCGCAAGCTTTATCTACAGACCGCCAATATATGATGGTCCATTAGCTCTTAATGCATCAGTTGGTTATAAGTTCGCTGAAGTTCCACGCATTACGAACGACCTTTGGGTAGTCAATCTCCGTTGCACGTTGGAGGCTTAGTATGAACAATACAATACTTCAACAAGGACGCTTTACTTCAGATGGTCTTCTAAAACGTCTGAATATTCGTTCTGATGTTGATTGGATAATGGTTTATAACTACACCCAAGCTGCAACTCAGCAAGGTGTAGGCCGTGGTGTTAAGTTTTACTGGCAGCGTGGTTTTCTTGATGGTTCTGCATTAGAATATAAAAAAGATGATGGTGTTGATACGCTTGAGATGGTTGGCGTTGAGACTGGCGGTTTTTCGTTAGTTGACTTAACCGCTAGCCCAGTTGGCGATATTGATGCAACTATTACAGCTATATCGAATGCTGCTCCCCCTGTTGTAACAATAACTGCTACTACAGCGTTATCTGATGGTGATGTTGTTAGATTGATTAATGTTGCGGGAGCTCAACAACTCGGTGGATATGAGTTCACTATTGATGTCTTAAACGCAACTACTTTCGAGCTAGCATATATGGCTGCTATTGTTGCTGGTACAAATGGTTCATTTAGACCTATTAAATACAATCCAATTTATTACCCACGTCGTCGTTTTGTTTCTAAAATTACACAAGCGGCTTCTGCAGTAATAACAATGACGGTAACTCATGGGTTTACTGTAGGACAAAAAGTTCGTCTTATTGTCCCAAGTGCATTTGGAATGACTGAAATGGATGGCTTAACTGCAACCATTACAGCTGTTTCGACTGATCTTGCAGCTAATACTAACTATATTACTGTTGATGTTGATTCAACTGCGTTTACCGCTTTTGCCTTCCCATTAACAGCCGATGTACCATTCTCACCAGCATTGGTGGTTCCTCTTGGAGAAGCTGCTGAAGCAAGTTATGCTAACTTACTTGATGATGCAACAAGAAACGAGAGTTACATTGGAATGGAATTAGCTGCTGGCGCTCAGTCACCAGGTGGTTCTTCTGATGATGTAATATATTGGACCGCTGGTAAGTCTTTTAGTGTTGACAACGAATAAGGGGTAATCATGGCAAATGATACTCTTATTAAGAGTGGTTCTTTTATTTCTGATGGCACTTCTGAAACCATTATCTTGAGAGAATCTGTTGATTGGTTAAAAACTTGGAATGTGACACAAGCTGCACTTCAAGATACACCAGGACGTGGTGTAGATTTCTACTGGCAACGTGGTATGGCTGATGATACGGGCGTTATTACCTTTAAGGAAGATGGTACTGATACATTAGAAATGCTTACGCTTGCAACCGGTGGATTTACGCTACTGGAAACAGATGAGTATGATGTTGGTGCTATTGATACTACTGTTACAGATGTATCAGGAGTTGCTGTTATAACAGTAACTTCTACTGCTGCACTAAGAGATGGTGATATTGTTAGAATGATTAATTGCGTAGGAGCACAACAGCTCGGTGGTTATGATTTCAGTATCGATGTTCTCGATGGAACAACATTTCAGCTAGCATTTATGCCAGCTATAGTTGCTGGTACAACTGGTTCGTTTAGATTAATCAAATATGATTCGTTGTTTTATCCAAAACATAGAGCCATATCTAGTATAACTAAAGCAGCACATGCTGTTGTTACAATGACCGTAGCTCATGGATTTACTATAGGTCAAACAGTTCGTTTTGTTATTCCAACAGCGTTTGGAATGAGAGAGCTGAACGGCTTGACTGGAACTGTTCTTGCTGTATCTACAAATGTTGGAACAAGTGTTAACCGTATTACTGTTGATATTGATTCAACTTCATTCTCAACATTTGCGTTTCCACTAACTGCAGCAGTACCATTTTCTCCTGCATTAGTAGTTCCTATTGGGCAATCAGCTGAAGATATTGATGGTAAAGTTTCTTTAGATGATGCAACACGCAATATTGGATTTACTGGAATTAAGTTAGGAGCTGGTGAATTAGCTCCTGCTGGTGATACTGATGATAGAATTGTATGGGTAGCAGGTAAAGCTGACTTAGTAGAAAACGAATAATATAATTGTTTGGGGAGAGAAATCTCCCCTTTAGAGAGGGAAAACAATGACATTGCTAAAATCAGAAGAAATAAATAAAAAGAAACAAATGAATTTAAAAAATCAAAGAGATAGGGATCGCGAAATAGTACGTGGAATCTTTAAGTTTGATGAAGTTCCTGGTGGAACAATGAGCTTTGTCTATAAAAAGTATAGAGAAGACCCTGTAGAACGTTATAGTTTTGTTGATGGTTGTGCATATTCTATTCCTCTTGGAGTAGCAAAACATCTTAATAAAAACGGATGGTATCCAATTCATCATTTCACTATGGATGATAAAGATAAGCCTTCGGTTAGAGTTGGACATAAGAAGCATCGTTTTAGTTTTCAAAGCTTAGAATTTGTTGATGTTGATGATGTTCCTACAATACCTGGTGTAAATGATATTGTTACTGCAGAAATAATACGGTAATCAGTGTTGAAAATGTTCTATAATAATTAAAATTACTTTTTAATTAGAAGGATTGTAATGGCATCTTCAACATTGGATACGATACGGATTAAAGTGAGGAGACTTACTCATAGTCCATCTCAGGCACAGTTAACGAATACAGAAATTGATGAATACGTTAACACTTTTTATCAATACGATTTACCAGAACATTTACGACTTTTTACTAATCTTGTGCCATTTACCTTTTATACGAAGCCTAATGTAGATAGTTATTCAACAAATTCCGATGCCTTGACTGCCATTAACAATCTTTCTGATTTTAAGAATAGAGTTATCACTGTTCATCCACCAGTTTATATTGATGGAAAACAGATGTTTTTTTCTCAATCTCCACAAGAATTCTATGCTTCTTTCCCTAAGAATAAGTCAGTTGGATCTACTGGTAATACCGGAGACGGCGTAACAGTTTCTTTTTCGGGAACACTAAGTACGACTCCAATACAAAAAAATACTGTTTCATTTACCTCATCTACAACTACAAATGCTTCACTTAATCTTATTGATAATGGAAATAAAAACCTGTCTGGAGATGGTGTAGGAGTAATAGATTATTTAACAGGAGCATATTCGCTTAATTTTTCTACAGCTCCAGCACTCGGTGCATCTATAGATTTTCATGTATTTCCTTATGTTGCTAGCGTGCCTCAAGCAGTTATGTATTACGGAAACACATTTACCGTGCGACCAATTCCTGACGGAGTGTATGCAATTGAGATGCAGGTATATCAGACGTTTACTGATTTTGCATTAGGTTCTACTAACCCAGAGCTTAATCAGTGGTGGCAATATATAGCCTACGGCGCTGCTAAAAAGGTATTTGAAGATCGAGCTGATCCAGATAATATTGCAATAATATTGCCAGAGTTTAAACAACAAGAGCGATTAGTTTTAAGACGTACAATAGCGCAGCAGACAAATGGACGTGTCGCAACTATTTATACAGAAGGCATTGGCATTGATGGTAATGTTACTCAATAATTAAAGGATAAGTAATGGCTTACGATAATTCGATTCCACAACCAACAGATACACTTCAAGCATCACAGGCTGATTTGCTCGCTAACTTTCAGGCAATAAAGATTCTTATTGATGTTGATCATAAGACCTTCGGCGATGCTAATGAAGGTGCTCATGCAAAAGTAACGCTACCAGATTATGCAGCTACTGCAGTTTTTACAGGAACAAATGCAGGAATTTATGCACAAACTTCTGCATTAACAACAAAAAATGAACTGTATTCGCATGTTGCCGGTAGAACAGATGTTCCATTTACTGCTATGTTGAATTCAATAACAGGATGGTCATATCTTCCTTCCGGATTATTAATGAAATGGGGCGTTGCAACGGCAACGGGTGTTTTAACGGTTACTTATCCAGTAAATGCCGGAGTTATTCCAGATTTTGCTCAAGTATATACTGTTCTTTTAACACCAATTGACTCTACTATCGGAGAAGCAGATGTTGCTATTCGCTTAATTCAGATAGAGGCAGCGTTTTTCAATGTTTATGGATCAAAAAGAACGACTCCTGGTACAGCTGCGACATCGTTTAAATATCTTTCTATTGGAATATAAATGGCACAAAGAGATCGTTTTTTTATAGGACCACTTAGTGCTGGTCTTGAAAGCAATGTTAAACCGTGGCTTTTGCCAGATGATGCTTTCGCTCAACTTGAAAATGCATATGTTTTTAGGGGGAGGGTTAAGAAACGTTTTGGAACATATCCTATTGCCGATGGATCAAATATATTACCATCTAGATTACGTATTGATCTTGGAAATACAGACGTCTTTGGAGATATCGCTGGAACTGTCCCAGGAGCTATCTTTGAAGTTGGGCAGCAATTCTCTATTGGTACTGAAATATTCACGGTAATAGCTCTCGGTACTCCTACAAATATGATCACTACAGGAGCATCTACAACTTTAACATATGATACAACAACTGGCGCTTATGATATTCAGGGTGCGACAGCTGGAATTCCATGTTATTTTTATCCAACACAACCTGTTATGGGTTTACCAAACTATGAAGATATTTCAGTAAACTTTGAACCACTCTTTGCTTTCGACACACAATTTGCATATCAATTTTCTGGTGGAATGTGGTCTCGTCTTGGCACAGATGTCTGGACCGGGACCGATGCAGATTTTTTCTGGTCATATAATTATCGTGATGTCGATGCTAGTCAGACATCTCTTTTTACAACTAACTTTGTTGCGGCAGACAAGATACGTTATTGGAATGCTTTGTGGAAGACACTGAATCCAATCGCAAGAGATAGTGTTGATCCTGTAACAGTAATTACAATAGAAACATGTAGAATTATTATTCCATTCAAAAACAGATTGTTATTTTTAAATGTTGTTGAAAAAATTAATGGTGTTGATACTGCTATTGGTAATCGCTGTCGCTTTTCTCAAAATGGCAGTCCTGTCCACGTCGACTCATGGAGAGAAGATATCCCAGGCAGAGGCAGTTATATTGATGCATCGACTAAAGAACAAATTGTAAGCGCTCGACTTATTAGAGATAGATTAATTGTTTTCTTTGAGAGAAGTACCTGGGAGCTTGTTCACACAACAAACCAAATAACACCTTTTGTATGGCAACAAATTAACTCTGAGCTTGGTGTAGAATCTTCATTTTCGAGTGTACCATTTGATCGTGTTGTTATTGGTGTTGGTAATGTTGGTATTCATGCGTGTACTGGTGCATCAGTTGATAGAATTGATAGCAAGATACCAGATGAAGTTTTTGCTATTCGTGAAACAAATAGCGCTACAAATCGTGTTTATGGTATACGTGATTATTTTAGTGAAATGGTATATTGGACGTTCCCAATACGTGGATCGTTTGCGCAAAAAGTACTTGTTTATAACTATTCTTCGGGAACGTGGGCGTTTTTTGATGATTCGTTTACATGTTTTGGATACTATCAGCCAAATGATAGTAGAACATGGCAAACAAGTCCACAACAATGGATGGTTACGGGAGATCCTTGGGTAGATCCGCAATATAATGCTCGTTTTAGGAATGTTGTTGCTGGAAATCAGCAGGGCTATGTATCAGTTATTGATAATAAAAAAGCTAGCAACGCTAAGTCTCTTTCTGTAACAAATATAGCCGGCTCTCCAAATGTCTTCACAAGTGTTAATCACAATCTTTCTAATAGTGATTTTGTGTTACTTGAAGATATTGATAGTGTAGATGTGGCTGGATTTGAAAGCTTAAATGACTCAATATATAAAGTAACGGTTATAGATGCTGATACGTTTAATTTGGCCAAATCCACCGGTGAAATTATAGATCTCACAGACACATACAATGGTGCTGGAAATATATCTCGCGTCAGTAAAATTGATATTGTTACTAAAGAATATAACTTCTATAGAAATCAAGGCCATACCGTTGATGTTAATAAAGTTAATTTCTATATAGATAAGACAGATTTTGGACAGATTACTATTGACTCGCTTGTATCAAGTGCATCACTTTCTCTTATAGAAGAGGGCCAGGCAACAAATTCTATTTTAGGATCATCGATTTTGGAAACATCACCATATCCTATTGTCGCTATGGAGAAGTTGCAGACTAGATTATGGCACACAGTATATATTCAAGCTGCTGGTAATGCCGTACAATTAAGAATATATAGCTCTAATGCACAGATGTTTGATAAAGATATAGCGTTAAGCAAATTTGATATGCATGCAATGATGTTTCATGCAATGTCGGGGAGCTCTCGCTTAGATTGATATGATTTTGGTATTCTATTAAAGAGATATTCTTTATATTAAACAGACATTGTCTGGGAAGGATAGATCATGAATACCATTCTCATTATTTTCTCTATTTTTATTGGCACTCTTGTATGTAATGTTCGTTCGTGCGAGCAGAATGGAGTTCGTGATATAACAATATCACCATTAAGTCCTGGCATCATACAAAAGATACAAAATTTTGCAGAGAAAAAAATAAGCGTTACACACAGAGATGATGGTGTGACGAAAACAAATCTTGTACGATTAGCTAAAGTTACTAAAAAATATTCCGCACCACTTAGATATGTTCATGGTGCTGTTCATCGCGTTAGAGAACAAGAAGATCCATTAGAAGATATTAAGCCGGGAAAATCACTGTGCTCTACAAGAACGCAAGTGTTTGTTTTTGTAGGCGTCATGACGGCAACTAGCACGATTATTTCAGCTGTTGTTGGTGGTACTGTAGCGCTTATTATTCATTTTACAACGTGAAGATTGAATCACCTCCCGAGGAGGATCGAGAGGTGACAAAAAGGAGTAAGTAGGCATATGAGAACCTACTGTTTTATATACTCTAATATAACATAGGTTGTAGTGAAACTTGATCGGTTACTTGTCGTTGTTATTTTTATGTTTGTTGTATCAACTTCTAATGATATTTGTGCTGCCGCTCCGGAAAATGGTAATGGAATATAATTATGTCCTATGGTATCTGATGCAGCACCATATATTCTCGTAAATGTTGTATTGTTATCTATGGTTAATCCATGAGCAACTGACTTGAGGGCACTGTTTGGAAGAGCTCCAAAGTTTATTACTTTTCTGAACACTTGCCGATAGGTTGGTGTTTGATCTGTTGTTGAAGAGAGTGCTGGATTAGGAAAAAAGAGTTGTCCATTAATAAATTCTGTTTGATCATAGTATCCGGCATCGCGAATATTTACTGATAGAGCAATATTATTTATGTTTTGGTAAAGCCTGACAAGAATATCTTTAAATTCGTCACTTGTTACATCTACATCTCGTATTTCTGAGATATCCCAAACGCTTGTTGTTGGCAAAAAAGCGCCAGTATTAATTCTCTCTTGAGCTGAAGCCATCACTTCTCCTATTTTGTATAAGGCAGTATATCGTTATAGTATACTAACAATATACTGTTAAAGATTAAGGAGATATTATGGCATTTTTGGGTGGTTTATTTGGTGGAGGTCAACAAAGGCAGCAGCCTCAGAGTAATCTTCCAGAAGGTTTTCAACAAATACAAAAATTTGGTCCTGAACTTCAGGGTGCGCTTAGTCAACTTCTTCAGATGAGTATGCAAGGAATACAGGAAGGTTCTGGCGGATTTAAACCGATTGCAGAACGTGCACGAACTCAATTCAAAGAACAAACAATTCCAACGATTGCTGAACGCTTTACATCAATGGGTGGTGAAGGTGGACAAAGGGGTGGTGGATTCGCACAGTCTCTTGGTCAGGCTGGAGCTGGTCTTGAAGAAGGATTAGCTGGTATGGAGAGTCAGTATGGATTACAAAGACAGGGTCAACTACAAAACTTATTGCAGATGGGTCTTACCCCGCGTACTGAAACTACTTATCAGCAACAAGAGCCTGGTTTTCTGCAGTCTTTTGGAGCACCTATGTTACAGGGCCTTGGATCGTTAGCTCCAATGTTATTATCTGGAGCTTCTGGTGGAGCTGGTGGCATATTAAGCTTGCTTATGTCTCTTTTAGGTGGTGGCCAAGATCAAGGATCTTCACAACAATCAATGGGAGTATAAGATGATACAAGTATTACCAAATCGTAGATCAGTCTCTGGTGATCTTGGCGCTGGCTTAGGGTCTGGTCTTGGTTCTGGACTCCAAGCTCTTGCTCAACAGCAAATAGAAACCATGCTAGAGCAACGCAAACAACAACAAGCTTCTACCGGGCTACAAGCTCTTGGTTTTTCTCCCGAAGAATCATCACAATTAGCTCAATTACCACCACAAGCTTTGCAAGAAATTATTAAATACAAAGCTCAAGAGCCATCTCGTCAAGCATATGCACAATCAATTTCTGAAATTCTTGGCATGCCAGCAGAAGCTGTGCCAGGTGTACCAGAACCAGGAGCCCTAGCACCAGAGATACCTGCTCCAGGTGTACCTATTCCAGGTATCGCAGAACCAGTTGAAGAAGTTGGACAAGAAGTAATAGCAAAAAAAGCTATTAAACAAGATAGAAGAAATATTCTAGCTGGTCTTACAGAAAAGCAAGCAACTGAATTAGCTAAACTTAAACTCCAAAAAGAAGCCCTATCTACTGCAGAAAGAAAAGAATTACGTAAAGAAAATATACAACGCGAGCGAGACGTGAAAAAAGAAACGCTTCCTATATATAAAGAAGTTAAAGATGAAGCGAAAGACGCAAGAGATAATATGAAGCGGCTTAAAAGAATGAGAGAATTAGCCTTAACGGGAAAACTTGGATCTCCTCTTTTTAATTCTCTTGCAAAATCACCACTTGTAACAAAGATTTTAGATCTTGGAGCTTTAAGAACAGCTGACGCACAAGAATTTGAGAAACTAAGTTCTGAATTTGTTAAAGGCGCAAAGAGCATTTTTGGAAGTAGAATCACCGATAATGCTTTAAAGGTGTTTATGAAAATGGTTCCAACGCTTTCTCAATCTTGTGAAGGAATGACAAGGCTTATCGACCATCTTATGGAAGCAAACGAAGCAAGTCTTATAAGAGATAGAGCAATGAGTGATATCATTAAGAAATATAAGAAGCGACCAGAAAATCTTCAACAATTGATAGAGGAAGTTACTGAACCAGAAATTAATGAATTAGCACAGAAATTTAAAGCCCGTATGGAAGATGCTAAAGAGATGTTTGCTATGAGCGGAAAAGAAATTCCAACTGGTGCAAAATTTGCTCAAGCAATTGGTGCTACTTATTAAGAATGTTTTCTTTAACCGCTTCTTTTACAGAAGATTTAACAATTGAACTAAGTAACATTATTGGAATAATGATTGGTGCTAATGCTATGCATACTAAGAGTGCCAATCCTATTCCGCAGAAAAGTCCACCAAAAAGACAGGTAAGAAAAGTTTCGATTGCTGCAAACATGAACGCTCCTGCGTGTTTTATTTATTATAACTTTCTATATTCTTTATCTATTAATAGTATAACACTAGTATAATACAATGTCAAGCAATATGTTATAATATATACTAATATAATGTGAGATTAACTTACTATATACGCTAATAGTAAAGACATAATAATTAGTCCTGCAAGCAATGATAGTCGTGTATAGAGAGTTTTAAAGCTTTTACGTTTATTACGTTCTTTTTCTTTAAGCTTTGGTTTTTTCATGTGGTTGGTATAACATTCACGATTGCAAAACTTACGATTCTTCCTGTTTTTTGTTATCACAAAAGATCTTTTACAATAGAGACATTTACGCATTTTATGCATATAACTACTACCGTCTTTTATCATTGTTAATCTTCTCCACAATAGCTTGAATGATGAACGAAGACATCGTCATTCCATATTCTGTAGAATTTATCTTGATCATTTTATGAAATTCCGACGGCACGTTAACTACCAATCGACTGTTTTTACCTTTTTTTCCTATCTTTATGTCCATATGTACAAATGTACATGAAGTGAAACTCTTTGTCAAGAGAAGTCTCAATGTAGTAGGATGACAGAAGAGGCGTAATTGTCGGGTAAAATTCATATGTATTTTTTATAAGGAGATTTTAATGGCTGTTAGACAAACAAAAATTCAATTAGCCTATGGTATAGGTGACGATGTAATTCAAGTCCCGCCAGCACCTATTTTGGCTGAACGTGACCCAACGACAAGAGATTATGCACAGCTTGGTACGTTTTGGGTTAATAAATCAGCTGATTCTGTATGGTGTATTACCAGTATTGTTTCAAATGTTGCAACATGGTCTACAAGTCCTGCATCTGGAGTTGGAACATTTACATCGGTTGAAATCGATGGAGGTGATTTACACTGTATTAATGCAAGTGATATTTTAGTAGATAATGGCAATCTTACACTTACCGCAGGAAATCTAAGCGTTGGTGGCAATGTAACAATCGTTGGTGATTTAGATCTAACGGGTGACTTTGATATTACAAGTGCAGATGCTGTTTCGATAACATCAACAAAAGACGCTGCACAAGCACTTTATTTCCACGCTAACGGTGGAACATCAGAAACAATAGATATACATTCTGATCAAGGTACGGCTGTAAATTCAGTCAATGTACATTCTGATGTTGGTGGAATAACACTTACAGCAAATGGACTCGCATCTGATGATGCAATTAATCTTAGAGCTATTGCTGGTGGAATTGATCTTGATGGAGCAATGCAAGTTAATATTGCAAGTTCTGAAGATACCGCTGATGCTATTTCTATTAACGCATCTGCTGGTGGAATGGAACTTATTGCAGCTGGCGCCGCAGCTGAAGATATTGTTATAACAAATACAGCTGGTTCGGTCATAATTACTGGTGGAGAAGTTACTACAGCTGACGCAGTAGTTATTCAAGCATCAGCTGCTGATGGTGGAGTTACTATTAAAGCTGGTTCTGCTGGTATTTTAATTGGTAACGAAGCTGATACAGCTATTATAAGCGCTGGTGATATTGCCCCAACTGCAAGTAGAACAATTACTGTTGGTGGTGGCACAGTTGTAACAGCTGCCGTAACAGATACCATTGATATTGGTGTTGACGGTGCAACAACAAATGCTAACTCTATTAAGGTAGTAAATGTTGGCACCGGTGCTGTTACAACTGGTGAAAATAATATTAACATTGGCACAGGAACAGCAGCCTCGGGTACAAATGCAGTAAGCATTTCTACAGGAACTGGCGGCGGAACAAAGACTGTTGATGTTGGTAACGCTGATGGCCTTACCACAATCAATATTGATGCAATTGCATTAATAAATGACAGCCTAAATGTAAACACGAGTATTAATACTGGCACAAGTACTGGTGCAGTTGCGATTGGTAATGCTGCTGCCGGAGCACTTACTTTTGATACAGCAGCTGGTATATCTCTTGATGGTGCTACCGCTTCTAACTTTACCGTTACGGGTGCTAGCGCAGACTTAACTCTCGCATCAACCGGTGGCTCAGTTAATATCTCTGCTACAGAAGCTGTTGCAGATGCTATTGTTATTGATGCATCTGACGCAGCTGGTGGTATTAATGTTTCGTGTGGAACAAATGGTATTACCATTGATTCAACCGCAGGATTTTCTATTGATGGTGCTACGGCTTCAAATGTAACCGTTACGGGAGCAAGTGAAGATTTAACAGTTCTATCGACAGGTGGTTCGGTTAATATTAGCGCTACTGAGGCAGTTGGTGATGCAATAGTAATTAATGCTACTGCAGGCGGTGTTGAAATTACTGGTACAGGAGCTGCTGGTGACGATGTTGATATTGTTTCTTTAAATTCTTCAATAAAGATCATAGCGAACGAAGACGTGTCTGATGCAATAGTAATTAATGCTACTGCTGGTGGTGTCGACATTACTGCTTTAGGTGGCGCTGGCGAAGATATTGATATATCTAATACGAATGGTTCAGTTAATATTGCTAGTGCAGAAGCCGTTGGTGATGCAATAGTTATAGATGCCTCTAACGCTATTGGCGGTGTTCAGATAAAAGCAGGTACTGGTGGAATATCTATCGGTAACGAAGCTGACACAACACCTATTGACATTGGCGACATTGCTCCTACCGCAAGTAGAACAATTACCGTTGGTGGTGGCACAGTAGTAACCGCAGCCGTTACAGATACAATCGACATTGGTGTAGATGGCGCAACAACAAACGCTAACTCCATTAAAGTAGTTAATGTTGGTACAGGTAATGTAGCGACTGGTGAAAACAATGTTAACATTGGCTCGGGAACAGCTGCTTCAGGTACACACGCAGTTAACGTTTCTACGGGAACTGGTGGTGGAACTAAAACCGTTAATGTTGGTAATGCTGATGGTCTTACAACCGTTAACATTGACGCAATCACCTTAATCAATGACAGTATTAATGTTAATACAAGTATTAACACTGGCTCGAGTACAGGAGTTGTTGCCGTTGGTAACGCTGCTGCCGGTGCTATTACCGTTGATACAGCTGCAGGCATATCTCTCGATGGTGCCACAGCTTCTAATTTCACGGTAACTGGCGCAAGTGAAGACTTAACGCTTGCATCAACCGGTGGCTCAGTAAATATTACAGCTACTGAAGCTGCGGCAAATGCTATCGTTATCGATGCATCTGATGGCGCTGGTGGAATTGATCTTACTGCTGGAACAGGTGGAATTGATCTAGCTGCTGCTGGTATTGTAACTATGACTCCTGCAACTGCTTCGGCAGCCGGTGTAGCAGTTACTATCAGTGCAAATGCAGGTGTTGGAACCTTTACGGGACAAACAACTGCTTCAGCTGCTTCGCAAGTGTTTACTATTACTAATACTATTTGTACTGTTGGTTCAGCTATTCTTGTATCAGCAAGTAATCTTGGTGCTAACGATGCACAAATGACGGTTACTCGAGTGACTCCAGGAGCTGGATCATTCACCGTAACATTAACTAATAATGGTGCGGCAGCCTTGAATGGTGATGTAATTATCACTTTCTGGATGATTGCAGCTTAATTATAGTTTAATTGTGGGTGCTCTTATGGGCACCCACACAACAATAGGTAGGAAAATTTATGGAATTATTACCACGTATATCGGCAAAAATTGTTAATACTGACGAAGCTGGATTGGAAAGAATATATGAATTTACGTTTCCAAATGGATCTCCTGCTTCTGAAATTTTACAATCACTTGCGGATATTCATAAAACAATACCTTGAAACGGCTAAAGAAAATGAAGCAAAAGCTGCTGAAGAAGTTGAAAGCGTTGTTGTAGAAGATAAAGACGCTGATATAGAAGCAGAGTAATAACATTCTTAAAAAAAAGGAATAGGTTATGGCTGCAAGTCTAGATATGCGCATAGAAGAAATCAGAACGCTCGCCGCAGCTTCAGTTGGCGCTGCCTATACAAATATAGGAACACAACTTAATAAACCAACTCGTTTATTAATTATTCAGAACGAAACGAATGCTCCAGTAATGATTTCATTTGCAGGTGGAGCTGATCACATACAAATGAAATCCGGTCTGCAAATTGTTCTTGATGTGTGTACAAACGAAGTTGATAGTGAAGGTTTCTTTATATCAAAAGGAACTCAACTACAGGCTAAATACACCGTTGGAGCTCCTACTACTGGATCGGTAAATATTACTGCCATGTATGCAAGGGGGTCATAATGTCGAGTATTTCTGCATTATCCGGTATTACTACATTAACAGGTAATATTGGAGGAGCTGTTATTTCAGATGGTTCTGGCAATATTTCTGTAATAGGTTCAAATGTTATCTCTATTACGGGTACTCCGGCATCAAATCAATTAGATGTATCGTTAACAAATGGTACAGATGGTCAAGTATTAATTGGTGGTGGAACTATTCCTACATGGACTAATATATTATCAGCAGGTGGAACTGTTGCTATTACTAACAGCGCTAACTCAATTAATATTGAAACTGCTGGAAGTGTTCCAGCACAATTTGATGAAGACGTTGGTAGTGCTGTCCCAGCTTTAGGTGTCTTGAATGTAGTTGGTGGAACAAACCTAAATACAAGTGGTGCCGGTAATACGGTTACCATTAACTTAGATACAGATATTACATTTCCCGATGGTGGCTCGGCACAGACTGGTATTGTTGCTGGTGAGATATTCTATCTTAAAGCCTATGATGTTGGTGGCGCTGCATATGAAACGTTTATAACGTTAACTGCTGACGCGGCAACACCGACCTGTAACTTAAGTGATTCGGTAACTAAGGCCGGAAATTATATCTATCGAGCTTCTGGAACAGATGTTCGTGTTGTTGATGGTGGAACGGGACTCTCAACCCTTACTGATCATGGTGTTCTTCTTGGCTCTGGAACAGCTGCAATTACACCGACAGCTGCTGGAACTAATGGACAAGTATTACTTGGATCGACTGGAGCTGACCCAGCATTTGGAGATCTTGCTTCTGCAGGGGGAACAATAACATTTACTCCTGGTGCAGGAACGCTCAATCTTGAAACGAGCGGCGCTGTAACAGCATCGTTTGCAGAAGATGTTGGTAGTGCTACGCCTGCTTTAGGGGTAATTACTATTGCTGGTGGTACTAATATTGCTACGAGTGGTGCAGGTTCTACCGTTACCATTAATTTTGATGGAACTCTTTCTGTAGCTCGTGGTGGTACCGGAGCTACAACGTTAGCTGATCATGGCATGTTGGTTGGCTCTGGAGTTAATGCAATTACTCCATTAGTAGTTGGTACTAATGGCCAAGTCATAGTAGGTTCTACTGGAGCTGATCCTATATTTGCTACGATGGCTTCTGCTGGAAGTACAATAGCTTATACTTTGGGCGCGTGAACTCTTAACTTAGAAACTGGTGGAGCAGTAGCTACTTCCGCACCAACAGATGCTGGAACGGCTACACCTGCAGTTGGAGCTTTGACCGTTGCTGGTGGTACTAATATTGCTACAGCAGGTGCTGGTTCTACGGTAACAGTAAACTTCGATGGTACATTACCAGTAGCTAGTGGTGGAACTGGAGCAATCACATTAACAGATCATGGGGTTGTTGTTGGTTCTGGAGTTAATGCAGTTACTCCAATTGCAGTCGGAACAGATGGGCAAGTTATAGTAGGCTCGACTGGAGCTGATCCTGTATTTGCAACATTAGCTTCTGCTGGTGGTACTGTTACATTTACTCCTGGGGCTGGAACGCTTAATCTTGAAGCAGTATCTTCAGGAACAACATCATTTGCAGAAGATGTCGGTACAGCCGCACCTGCTGCAGGCGTTATAACTATTGCTGGTGGAACCAATATTGCTACATCTGGCGCTGGTTCAACCGCGACTATTAACTTTGATGGCACATTGCCTGTAGCTAGTGGTGGAACCGGAGCAGTCACATTAACAGATCATGGGGTTGTTGTTGGTTCTGGAGTTAATGCAGTTACTCCAATTGCAGTCGGAACAGATGGCCAAGTTATAGTAGGCTCGACTGGAGCTGATCCAGTGTTTGCAACAGTAGCTTCTGCTAGAAGTACCATTGCATTTACGCTTGGTGCTGGAACATTAAATCTAGAAACTGGTGGCGCAGTAGCAATTTCAGCTCCTAGTGACGCTGGAACGGCAACGCCTTCAGTTGGTGCTTTAACATTTGCTGGTGGTACTAATATTGCTACCGCAGGTGCTGGTTCTACAATAACTATCAACT